TGGGCGGTGAGGTTTGCTTTGAGTATTTCAGCATTACCAACGCGCCCCTCAAGCAACCCAATGAAGAGGCTCTTGTACTCTAACTGCTGCGTAGGCGTCTCAACCTCCTTAGCGGTCTTCGCCATGCTCCCCATCCATGTAACCAACTGACCGCCCTGCCCGTGGAATAACCCAGAGCGCACCTTCTCTTCGTAAAGAGCCTGAGCGCCACCTACGTCACCCAGCGCCATCTTTTCCATGACATCGCCCATTGAGGAATCAATCTCGTGCTTCCTCAGGTTCTCCGCATAGGCGTACTCTGCGTTCTTCCGTGTGACGAAGTTGTGTGACGCGGTGATTTCCAACTGGTCGATCTTATCTTTCCACCCCGGCTTGAAGTACATCCCCGGCTGGGCCTTTGTGGGATCGGTAGGGTCTTTGGTATCCGCTTTGAACACACTGAGAATATCGGGATGTCCCTCTTCAGCAAACCGCTTGACCGCCTCAAACATGAGTTGATCCGAGCGGGACTCCGAGATGTTAATCCCGTGCTCCTTAGCAAACTGAGTGACACCCTTGAAGTCCTCAACGGAAGGCATCTTGCCATTCGCTAGGGAGTCCTTAACCATGTTGTAGTTAAGCTGTACCACGTTGGCCTCAGTCTTCTCCACCATGCGCCCCGTGGTGTACGCAGTGAAGTCCTGACGTAACTGGAGGGCGTTCTTAGCCAGCAACTCAGAATAATTATCCTTGTAATGCTGACTAGGCATACCTTGGAGATGGCCGTTGACTCGCTCACTGATGAACTTATCGAGGTCGGCTGGAGTGGAGTTCTCCTTGTCGAACTTCGTCATGTAATCGGCCTTTAACTGCATCCAATCCTGATCGGCGTGGACTGTGGAATCCATCTCCATCCAGCCCTTCGCTTGTAACCCGAAGAGGTCATTAGGATTCTCCTGACCGTTAGCACGGGCAACCCTGCCCTCCTGTGCCTGATCTTGGGCGTACTCCTGAACAATCGGTGTTGCTAACTTCAGCGCCCCCGCTAGGCGCATCATGTTGTTCTCTGTGGGGGACACTGCGATGTTCACTGGGGAAGCAACAACCTCCGTCTGTACCGAGCGTTGCGGGGTGTCGAGTTGGGCGCGTTGTGAAATACCTACTTGGTCAAACTTTGGCATTGCTCATTCCTCATGTTATCCCGTCTGCGCCCCTGAGGACTTCCCAGTGCGGGGGTTTAAACCGTTGTAAGTTGCCCCTCCGATTTGTAGTGCTGCACCTGCCAAGCTTGGTTGCGGAGTTGCATTGATGGCGGATTGGGTTTGCGCTTGGATGCCCCTAGCTCCCATCTGTACCTGTTGAATCTTGGATGCTCGGTTGGCCTCCATAGTGGCGATGTCCTGCGAGCTGCTGAACATCTGGGCGTTCTCTAGAGAGTTGGCCGTATTACCTGCGCCTGCCCCGCTCTCACCTGCCGCCACGCGAAGCCTCGCAAGGTTCGCTTGGGTCTGGGAGGCACGGGCCGACATCTGATCGGAGGCTTGCTGATTCATCTGCTGCTCTTGGAGTTGCGTCTGCTGCATCTGGGCGTTATAGGAGGCTGTCTGAGATGCGGCCACTGCATCTGCCTGTTGCTTTGCCCCGGCGTAGCTAACCACCACGGCTGCTGCCTGAAGGGCTGATACCGGATCACACATTAGACGTACCTCCAGAATGGAAGGAATGGGGTATCGGCATCCCGAACCACCTTGAACCCACACCACTCAAGCCAGTGGATTGCTACTGAGTTATCCGCGTGGACATAGTTGAACAACACTTCGTACCCTTGGGACAGCTCTGTGATCTTGTCGCGGCACTTACGCACTAGGCGCATACCCGCGGCTTCAAACGTATCCGCCGCGATCATCCACGGGATACCTACATCAGGATCGCGATGATCCGTTGTGACTCCGAACACACACAGCACCACGCCATCCTCAACGTAAACGTAACTCTTCGCTGAGATGCCGATGGATTCCTCAAGGACTTCCTCAGGAGAGCGCCCCGTAGCAAGCGTAAGCTCGATACGATCTGCTTCCCTGATGTGATCCTTGAGTTGTTCTATGTGTGCCGGGGTGCAAATTAAGCACTCAAGCATTTAGACCCTTTGTGATTTAGTTGTGACCATTCCCCTCCACTCAGCACTTTGGAAGAACGAGGGGAGGTAGCTATCATTGACAAGCTCAATCTGAGCGGTGGAGCTATCAGTCATAATGTCGAACTGGAACACCCCGGCCTCCATCTGAACTGATCCAAGTACCAAAGTCCCAGCCCCGAGAGTCTTCCCCGTGAAAGCATAGGAGGACATATCGCGGCCATAGGGGATCACCTCAGCTCGGAAGTAGCCTGACTTGGTGAAGAACACCTTCATGTTGCGGAGCTTCAGGATGGCATCTCCGATGGCTGTCTTGTTGGCATCTCGGTGATACTGCGTGGAGAACCGATAGCGCATCGTGTAGGGAATCCCGGCGAACACTGTGGACGCAGTGAAGTTCCCTAAGGCTGTCACTGTGGTGGGTGTAGGTTGGGTTGTGGTGAGCAACTGCCCTGCCTGGCCAACGAATCCTCCCCCAGCTACAATCTGAACCCCCGATTCTGCATAGGGAAGTGTCCAAGTGGTGTACCCTGTGACAGCGTTGTAAGCCCCGGTGAGCACCGTCTTGCGATCCAAGTGAACCTGAATTGGAAGATTAACCTCAGCATATCCAACCTGAATGTCGATCACCTCAAGGTACACCCCATCGGCACGTTGAACCACGAGGTACAACTTGGTGTTAATCATTTCCATTGATAGGATCGTGGCGTTACCGCCTAGAATCCACTTAGACCACGAGGACTGAGCCTTCTCCTGCCCACTCCAGTAATACTTGTAGACGTAGATTGCTGACCTGTCCTGAGTTGATAGGCCAAAGATGACGTTCTCGTTGGTACTTCCGCACATCTTAAAGACGCCTCCGGGAACATAACGGGGGCAATGGGCCGTGATGTCATCAGCATCAAACGTGAGCTGGTAACTGGAAACAAAATACTCACGAAACCCGGTGTAACCTGAGCGATCCACAGCGAAGTACACGTTAGCTCCCGAGGCCACAGGCTTAACCAACGGTGAGCACTCAAACTCTGTGGTCTGATGGAGCACCACGGACTTCGGCGCGAGTGTATCGGTGGCCGCTAGGACGAACTGGGACTGCTCTGAGAACAGCAACAGGTTTCTGCTGAACGGGATCGCATACCTGAGGGTGGACACCTTCACGTTGGACACAGCCACGTCGATCTGATCCGTATCGAGCACCTGTGTGGCTGTCTCAGAGAAGAAGTGGAAGAACAACCCGGATCGGGACAGCACCACGTTCTCACCCGAGAGGAATCCCAAGCGGTTACGGAAGAACACAATGTCATTCAGGGTGCGCCCAATGAAGGACGGTATGGGATTAGTAACATCATCCCCAACAAGCCTGTTCTGCCATGTGGCCGGGGAGAGTGTGAATGTACCATCGGCATTCCGCACCAACTGGTGAGGCATCGTGAGGTTGTTGAACACGTTGTTGGCTGTAGTTCCCGCTGTCTCAACGTACACCGTACCGTTCCACATAACGTAGTACGCACCAAACCCCGAGGTGTTATCCCCGGTGATCTTGTAGACACCATTGAGAACCCCAGTGGCCGGGAGCTTGGAGAACGTCTGCACGGTGGCAGTGAGTGCTACAGGAGCGCCACCCGCTGTCATCGCCGTGGTGATACCCTTGTTCACGATGAACGTATAGTCGGCTATTGTTACCACGGCGAAACTCGTTGAGGGCGTTGCTGATGTGAGGTACGCCATACCAGAGGGGGTGGTGACTGTTCGCGGTAGACCATCCATACCCCACACCTGCACGTTACCGTTGGTGATCGCAACGACATACCGCTCAACTGCATCCCGATTGATGATGTGAACATAAGCATCCGCCCACGGAGTCGCTGAGAGCTTCGCTATGTGCTTCGATGCGTGTCTCTTGTGCGCCCCATCGACCACCGATGAGAAGGTGTTTTCTTGGAGGTCACACTGGGAGGGCTGACGGATACTAGGGGACTGCTGGGAGATACCGTTGAATAGGTTGGGTATTGCGTGGCTGACTAAACCTTCCATCCTAATGTACGCAGATAGAAGCCAAGAAAGGATTTCCGGTAAGGAGATTGTATTCCCCGCCTGAAGTGTCCTGATCCTGAAGGTTAGCCAGTGCATCCAACTCATCGGCCTCAGTGAACTTCTCCAGTGTCACCGATGAGAAGTTGCGCTTCTGAAACTTACGAGCAGCCCGAACCGCGATGTAATACTTAGCGGCCTGCGGCATATCGGTATATTGCAGGAAGTACGTCACACTGAAGCTCACTGGGATCGTGAAGGTATAGGTGTGATTGAAGATGTCGTAGATACGATTTCCCCGGATTGTGGTCTTAGCTGTTTCAAAGGCCATCGGGGTGATACGAAGAACGTCTGGAGGAATGTAGATGAAGCCATCTGCGGCTATCGGGAGGATCACGTTGTCTTCGTTGTTGAAGAACCAACCACCATCCTGCACCTCGCGGGACACCTCATTGAGAAGCGCCTGAGCGGTTGCCACATCGGACATCCCTGAGCCAACGAGGGAGTTCACCGGGGATTCCCCGATGATCGCAAGCATAAGGTTTACTGCCTCCAGCTCGGTCATCTGAGCTGTTTGTACCATGTCTTACAGACGCATCAAAGAGAGGGCCAGACCAGCTACAGTCTGTGTGCTTATGGCTGCTGCGAGGGTGATCTGAGCTTTCACATAACGCATAGAAGGGAGGGCCACTAGAGCAACCTCATTCAGTGCCGGGGCTGCGATTGCTGTACCGCCTGTAGTACCCCCGTTGTATAACCCTGCCAGATACCAATTGATGCCATCAGGGGACACAAAGAGGCGCACAGAGTCGGCAGCGGCTACAGTCATCTTCTTGTGGACAACCAAACGATTGCAGTAGGGGTTTACCGCATTCAGGTCAATTACTGGGGTTTCAATAATGTCAGCGGATAGGGCTGCGGGTTGCAGCGCCTTCATGTCCCAAGTGTAGAAGACAGCGGGTTCTACATTTACACCTCTGAGGGAATCCTTGAGGGCTGTCGGTTCAGTTAGTGTGATAAGTGCCATTCAGACTCCTTACAATAAAATGAAAAAAACCCCCAAAGGACGCCTTGTGAGCAACCGATGGGGGTTAGGGGTATTACGAGTGAAACTTCTTCGTTGCAATGGTCGCGCTTGCTCCCACGAGGACAGCTTGTAGGATGCGGTTCAACTGCGGATTCTCTTCAACAACAACGCGATTACCAGCGGCATCAATGAATACGAGACTTCCGTTATCCATGAGGTCAACCGCGAGAACTCCCAAAGCGCCCACACCTGTAGTATGGACACCAACGGCAGTAAACCCAGCGATCTTAAAGGAGAGCTGACTAACCGCCATGATTACGCAGTCTTCAGTTCGATAGCTGCATCAGGGCGCAAGATGCCGTGACCTACAGCGTAACGAGCCACGATCAATGTGCCTTGACGGCGAACGTCATAAGCAGACTGCATCGACAAGTCCATCAGCTTCACAGTACCAACAGCTTGTTTGCTCATTACCAGTGCAGCGGTTGTAGCCGCATTGACTTGGTACTTAGCTGGCCCAGTAGCCACGTTGGTTACAGGCAGTTGCAGTGATTTGACCAGCTCGATACCAGCTACACGAACAATAGTACCGTCAGCATACGAACCGTTACCACCATACAGCGTGTTGATTGCAGTGGTGTTCTGAGCCAGCAAGTAATACTGAGCTGGACGCAGGTATGCCGTGCGTTCGCCTTCAGGGATGGCGTTCTCATCGAAGGTCTGAGCAGCGGAGTACATACCACCAGCCAGAGTCGTAGAGTCAATCTTGTAGTTAGCGTTAATCAGTGAAGTGCCACCGGGCAAGCCTGTGATCGGATTGGTTGAACGAGCAGCCAGTACGCCAGTTTGCAAGATGTTGGCATCCATTTGATACGCCAGAGCCAAGCCAGATTCCTTGGAGTAAACCGAGCGAACATCATAGTGATTCATCGCTTCATCAATGTCGGCAATGAACGAAGCCGACACAAGCAACTGGTCGATAGTGATGATCTGCTCGTTGGCAGCTACCGGAGTTCCCAGAATTTCAGAACCGGGAGTGTGGTATGCCGCAACCTGACGACCCGTGGCTGGGAATGATGCTGACTTACCGTTCGTGATGGAGCGCATAGAGGTACGCTTAACAGCTTGGGTTGCCTTCTCGAAGGCTGTCAGGACTTCACCTGAGAACACCTTGAGGAACAGTGCGTCGGTTGCACCAGCGTTGTTGATTTGGCCCAGATTTGATACTACTGCTGCTACCATAGTTAATACCTTTCGTTACCCCAGCGTTGCACTAGGGATTTGTGGAGGGAGACTCAGGAATCGCAGAGGACTCCTGAGGTATTACTTTTAGATCACTGAGTTGTCAGTGAGCTTCAACCGCTCGATAACCGAATTGCGGTAGGCTGAGTCCGATTCATATTTTGGATTACTCATCGCCTCGGTTACTTGAGCCTTCGATTGGTAGCCAGCCGAAGTTGTAGCGGCAGAAGCGCCACCATTCAGAAGACCTTTAGGGGAACTTCCGGTTGCCGTGGTGAACCGTGCAGCCAAGCCTTTCACAGCCATCATTGCTACGTCTTGGTTCGAGTTGACCTGAGAGTTGAACGCTGCGATTTCCTGAGGGGACAGGTTTGCAGCGGCCCATTGGGTCATCTGCTTGAACTGTGCCTCACCACCAACAGCCGCATAGCCAGCCTGAGTGCGTACCTCAGCTTGTGCTTGCTGCCCGGCGATGTAGGAATCAACAACGGACTTGTCCAGACCGAGCTTCGCCAGTTCACCATAGGAAGCCTCGGAGATTGCACCTGTCTTAGCGAACTCATCGAAGAACTTCTGGGTGGCTGGCGTAGCTGCCTCTTCGGGAGGCTTCGTAGGGTCAACAACTGGAGGTACTGTAGGGGCTGGATCGGCTTGCTTACCCTTCTCCGTGGTTGCATACCACTCTTTAAACTCTGCCTCAGTCTTGAACGAAGCAGGAAGCCACTCTGGGCGAGGGACTTCAGGTACTACAGGTGGAACTACCTCGGGGACTACAGGGGCAGTCACTTGGGTTACTGACTTACCATCAGCGGATACCGCTTGGATAGGTACAGTAGAACCCTTAGCGGCCATCGCTGCATCGTACTCAGGGCTACCCGGGGTGACTACGGGTGCTACAACTTCTGAGGCTGCTGCTGGTGAACCATCGCCATTAGGGATGTTCATGGGGACTACCAGCGAACAATAGTTGTGCCGTTGGCTTCAACAACTCCCTTAGCTTCAGTCAGGTCAGTGCTGATACCTGCTGATACCTGCTTACCGCCAGCTACCGCCATTGCCAGTGCATCGCCTGATGGGGCTACCATGACCTGTGCCAGCGCATTTACATCAACGGCTGCTGTAGGGTCAACCAGTGCCGGGTCAACGAGGGTTGGGTCTGCTGGTGCTGCTGCTTGTGGTTTAGCCATTTTAATTTCCTTGTGGTGACTCAGCTTGAGCCGATTGATTTTGAAGTGAGTGCTGCATGACACCCTTGACCACATCGGGAGCTACCTGCTGTCCCATTGCCATCATCTGTGCCTGTTGCTGCTCCTGAGCAATCTGTTCCTTGCTCTTGATTAAGCCATCCATGTCAATGCCCAAGGACGTTCCTACACGCTTGATATAGTCATCAATGTTCATGTATTGCTGGAGGGTTGTTTGGCCTAGTGGGCCTAGGTTCTGGAGGAACATATTTAACTTGTTCAAGTCCTGCCCACGCCCAAGAGCTTCCATACCCGTAGTGACTGTAGGTTTCACTAAGTCCTTAGGGAGTTCAGGGAGTTTCCCTGTCTTCGCCATTTGACGCATGAGAACCCGCACGAGGGGCAGTTGGAACTCCTGAGAGAGAATCGAGTAGATGCCCCCAAGGGACTCTTCTAGCTCCCCGGCCATGTACCTAATCTCTTCAGCCGTGACTCTCTCGCCATTACGTTGCACAGAGGAATTCAACATGAAGCAGAAGGACAGGCGCTTGGTGAGTTCTTGAGACTGCTCGTAGGCAATCCGCAAGTCGGCATACTTCTCCAGTTGGAGTACCGAAACGTCACCCACGTTACCTTCGATCACCGCCCCGTTGTTGGCCTCAACCAGCCTCTTCTTACTGATGGATGCGTTGGGCTTCAACAGGAATACGATCTTGGATGCGGCGGCTGACGCTTCGAGGATGGCCTTGGATAAGCCTTCCAGTGACTTTAGATCGCCGAAGTATTCCTCAATGACCCCCCGCCCGTAGTCCTCATTCTCCACACCGATGAATCGAAGCGCCAACCAAGGGCATTCGTCAATCGGATAGAAGCCATCAGAATCAGGGACAGGTTTGCCATTCAGTTCTTGGTAAATGGCATATCGCTTACCATCTTCCTCGCGGTACACTCTGGTGAACAACGAGAGGTTGTCATCAAAGTTATCATCATCAGGGTGTATGCCACAGGCTTCCCGTATTGCCGGGGAGAGGGCCAGTGGTGATACGTCCTCCTTCGTTATGATTTCCAAGATGTTCCCAATGGAGTCCCGCTTGACAACGTATCGAGACAGTGGATATACCCGCATAGCCCCGGTGTCGGTGATATGGCAGAGTACATTCCCAGCAACGATGAGATGCTTGAGGGCTTCAAAGACTTTCACACGGATGGCTGTGGTTTCCACCCGGTTCATTACTGCACGTTCAATCTTACCGAACGCTTCCTCAATCTGAGAGCGCATCCCCTTAGCCTGAGTCAGCTTCTCCAGTTCGAAGTCATCAATGGACAACTTAAAGAAGGGGCTGTTCGGTGGGAGTAACGCCAGAAGGAGTTTACTTGCGAGGTTGTTAGTACCTCTCGCCCCTAATCCTTGGTACGGTGTGGTGTACTTAGTGGATGCGGATTGATTGGCAGGAGGTACGAGAGTGGGTATGGTGAGCAGCGCGGCCTCACGGGCACGGGTTAAGAATGGGAATCTGATTCCATCATACTTAGCGTACCTCGCTGAGACTTCGTTCTCGTTCCTGTGTTCCTTACTCTCGTTCTCCTTTTCGTTGTTCTCTTCCATCCGCTACGGGGTAGGAATATTCAACCCGATAGCACCTGCATTAGGGGCAATCGTAAGTGATCCAATACCACGGCGGTTCGCCGCTGCTACGCCTTGAGCCGCTGTTGTGGCCGTTGCTCCTGCCTCTGGGGAAACCATAGGTGGAGGTGGCGGTGGAGGGGCTGCTGGTGGCGGAGGTAATGAAGGTGACGCTGATGGCATACACATGGTTACATCTCCGATAGTGTTTCTTCCTCTTCGAGCTGCCGGAGCTTAACGACCAACATTCGGACAACCCTGCGTTCCCCGGCCTTCATCCAGAGTTCTCGTTCGGAGTCTGAAGGGTCTGGGGATTGCTCTGGGAAGTCCTTGTTGAGTTCTGCTATGAGGTCAGCGGAGAGGATAGGTAGTTTAGTCATGGGACTTGGAGGGGGATTCTTTAGGTATCATTAAGTATCTTCCCTACTATAACCCCCCTAGCAACTAGCCGGGCAGTCCGAGCACCCCCGCGACACCAGCCGCCAGAGTTGCTTGATGCTGCTGGATGCGATCAATAGCTGCCAACTTGACTTCGGCGGGGTAACTCGAAGGGAGGCATGAGCCAACACCTTGAACCACTGAGTCATCATCACACGCACTACGGGCTTCACGTTCCAACATATCGTACTCAAAGTCTGAGATGATCGGATCGGCCATGACGTAATACAGGAAGCGGTGTATCAGGATTTCTTTTTCGTACCACTCAATTGTTCTCATTATGCATCCTCCCCCTCCTCGATAGCCTGATAGGCTTCGAGGGCATAATCCCAGCCCTCCCAATTGTCCACACCGGCGTTCCGTAGGCAGTTCAAAAGGACTGCATCTCGGCGTAGCTCTGCAAGTTCTTCTGCATTAACTACGGTGTCGCCGGGTTGAATAGCGGTATGGTCACTCACTCAATGTCCCCCTTCTCGATAGCCTGAACGTACAACTCAATGTAGTGGGAAGCCTTCTTCAGGTCTTCGACACGTTTAACTTTGTCACCCTTCCGGCGGCAGCTGTACTTCAGGATGTCCTTCTGGAAGAAGTCCAACTTGTTAGCAACAGCGAACTCGATGGGCTGAATCTTGAAGTCCTTGTAGTGCGTACCGCCCACTTGTGTATTCAGGGGGTTCACATAACCGGGAGCGAAAGTCCCTACCAGAGTCGGCGCGTCAGCTGGGGGACGCTGCATGAACTTAGCCGCACCCGCATTCACAGCCTCCACAATCTTAGCTCTGGCTTCGGTTGCTGCCTGTTCCCGTAGCAGTCCGGGGGATATGAAGACAACACGGCGGGGGGCAACAGCATCGCGCATCAACGACAATTCCTCTGCTGCTACTTCTTCAGCTTCCATCCGTGCAGCCTCTTCCATACCACCACTCATAGGGGTTTCCTTCTTGATTTCAATTGGTTGCCACATGGGGAGCTTCCCTACCGGACTCATTCCAGAATCATCCGGGTAAGCCTTACCGTACCCTGTGCAATCCCAGCATCTCGCCGGGACATCATCAAGGCTACATCCCTGCACATGATGGCGGCAGGTGTTACAGTCGCGCTCTGCGCTGTGCTTATGCTCGGCCATACGCCGGGTATCCTTCCATTGCGCAAATGAAGTCGTGCCAAGTTATGACAAGACTCTGATAGAGCTTCACTACGAATTCCTTGACGGACTCCATAGGATTACCTCCTTGTTTTTAAAGTCGTAATGTTTAGCGTGGCAGATACAGGCAACACAGGCTTGAACCAGTGCGTCCTCTTCTGTCAAACCTTCCTTGTGGAACAGTGAAACCACAGTGGCCCATAAGGACTCACTAGGGTCTTCACGCCAGCGTGTCTCTGCTTGACCCTTACGAGGGCCACTCTTGAAGATGTGCTCATAGGGAACTACCTTCAGACGCTCCTTAATGAACCTATCAGCCAACACCTTGCCAACTCCGGGGCATCCTTTGTAACCATCAGTGGTATCCCCACAGAGGGTTTGGTAGATGTGCCAGTATTCAGCTTCTTCAGGTGAGATGTACCGAGGCTTAGTGTCCTTCGCCGGGTTGAACAACCAGCCGGGGATCGTCTTCATATCCTTATCTTCGGACACGATGATCTTCTTGCCGGGGATCAATGTTGGATGTGTACTCAGGATGCCCATGATGTCATCGGCTTCCAATGTGGGGCGCTCATAACAATCATACTTATCCCGGAACAACTGCTTGATCTGACTGAGTAATTCAGGCTTGATTACTTCCTTACGGTTGTCCTTGTATGTAGGCAGTACGCCCTTCCTCCAGTTTTCCTTATCGGTCAGGCAGAGGATAGAGCGGTCAGCCTTGAGGGTTTCATGGAGGTCAATGAGATACGCATCGACTTCCTCCATGACTTCCTCAAGTGGAGCTACATAGGAACTGGTGTCACCATCTGATTCCCAATCGAAGTTCTTCTGGTTTGCCGAAGCAAATTTGTATGCAACGATGTCGGAATCAATCAGGAGAACTACAGGTTCTTTAGCCAATTGGATGCACTACGTTCAGGTAGACGAGTTGCCCTATAAAGGCGACTACAATCAGGGCCATTAGGCAGAGGGTCAGCATGGCGTAACCACCCTGACGAAGAAGGAGTGCGGGGCGCACACCGAACGCTTTGTCCCCCGAATCTCGTAGGACATCTTTGAGTTATTAGCCCCCTGCGCAACAATCTCGCCAAACCTGAAGTCACCCGAAGACCGGCCCGAAGCAACTGCGTAGGCGGCCTTGTCGCCAATCGCCAGTTCGTTACCCAGCGCATCCTTACACACCGAAGAGTTCCTTACCGACTTCGAGGAGGATCTGCTGCTGAAGATGCTGCATGACGACCTTGTATGGGACACCTTGATTCCCAAAGTCACGATTCATCTGCCTTGCTACCAGCCGCTTACCATTAACCTCAACTTCAATGAGGGCTTCTGTAGTTGGCGCAAATGCAAATGAGTGGCAGTCGGAGCAAGTACGCCTGAATGGATGTACTTCTGTGGTTCTGCCAAAGTGCGAACGAATGACTCTCATTTGCGCCCCTTAGTCCACTGAGTCATCTTGTGGAGTCCATAGGCGAAACCAGCAAGCAGGATCGCCAGTGCG